GCCGCTCGGCCGCCCCTTACCCCGGAAGAGGAGCTTTACGGTCGTGGGCTCTGTCTCCTGCCTGATGGATGGGAAGATCTAAGCGGTGATGGACACTGGCAACATCAACTCACTGAATCTTTGCGTCAACTTTGGCCGTCGTTCAGCAGGGAACAGAAGATGGCTATCGCTTACTCCATCAGCGAACTGTCAGATGAGCTGACGAACATCGCATACGAAGCTTCCTGGTAATAACACATCTGCGCATCGCACGCGCACATCGAAGAAAGTCTTTCAGCTGTGAGCCTGGGCAAACCGTTAACTTTCGGCGGCATTGCCGTGCGACAGGCTCACGTCTAAAAGGAAAATTAAAATGTCAGAACCTTCAATCGTCCCTTACGTAAAAACCACTCCCAAACCTTTTGGTGTGGACGTCGAATGGAAATGGCCGGGTGGCTGCGCGGTGCTAGAACTGCAATGCCTTCATGAAGATGGCCGACTTATGAAAGAACGCATCTTCTGGCCAGCTACCGTATGCCTTATTTCCGGCCTCAAAGCTGGTGAGAGATTGCAGGTGCGCCTGCGTCCAATTGCAGAAGATGGCTCAGCACGAGATTGGCGAGCCAGTGACTGGGTAGAAGGGGTTTCTTCTGTCGATGTCGGAGAAATTGTAGAGGCGCTGGACGAAGAGATCCGTAACAGCTGCGCACTTCATGGCCTTAAAGGTGGCTGGTTTGTCGATAAATCAGGGCAAGCCTACACCCACAAGGCGCTGATCGGTGATGGCGTATTGTCTACGGGTTATAACGTGAAATTGAACATCAACAATGATGGCAAAGAGCATGCTGCCGGTATGGCCGTTGGAGTAGAAGACGGCCAGAGCAAGGTAGAGTTTAAAGCTGATCGCTTTAATGTGCATGAATCCGCTTCATCCATCATTGGAAACGCTGTGGTATCAGCCAAGAAGATGAAGATTAAGCTTGGCGATGAAATGACACAGGCCATCATTGATGCTGTACGTGAAAGCGAATTGTTCACGGCAATTCAAGTAAATATCGATGCACAAACAGCCTCACTCACCAGCCTGCAACAAGCGATGCACGATGCAGTAAATGATGCAATCCGCAGCGCGCTGAAGCCAGGCGGTCTGCTGTACAAACGATAACACTCCATCACGCACTCGAATATTCAACCCGCTACGGCGGGTTTTTCTTTTTCTAAGGAATCGAAATGAGCAAATTTTCCCTGATCCCCAACCCAACTTTTTCTGTAACCGCGAGCATTCCACGCGCTGGTGCCGAAGACGGCAAGCTGACGTTCACTTTCCGCCATAAAACGCTTGAAGAGCTGCGTTCCATGGATGCGAAGATGCAAAAGGCTGCGGAAGGTAAAAAGGCTGTTATCGAGCCGCAGGCCGACTATCTCATGGAAATTGTCGAAGGATGGGCTCTTCCTGACGAGTTTACCCGCGAAAACGTTATTGTTCTCCTGCAAAACTATCCGCGTGCTTTTGACAGCATCGGCATGGCGTACACCAAAGAGCTGATGGGGATTCGCGAAAAAAACTGAGGCAGGTCGCCGCAGCGTTGTATACGCCGGGACCGACGCTCGCGGAGCTGAGCGCTTTTGGTTTGACGCCTGAGGACGTGGAGGAAGAGGTGGGGATCCTGCCCTCTGTGTGGAAGTCTTTCACCATCTTCTCTGCCCTGGCAACCCAGTGGCGCGTCGGCGCGAGCGGGGCGACCGGCCTTGATTATAACGTTCTCCCCTGGATGTTCGAGTTACACGGGGTTGAGGATGCGGCGGCCTGCATGGCTGACCTTCAGATTATGGAAAGCGAGGCTCTCAAGGTAATGCATAAGGAGACGAAATAATGACAGACCAGATCGCCTCGATTACTTTGCGGGCCGATGTTTCTGACCTGAAAACAGCCAGCAACGAACTGGATAAACTCGGCCAGGCGGCGGCCGGTGCTGTAGATAAAGCAGATGATCTGAATAGCGTGTTTCGCGCTGGCGCTGAATCTGCGAAGCAAGGCAGTGAAGGGCTCAAGGAGCAGCAGAACGCGCTCAAAGGGCTGCTGGAGAATATCGACCCGGTTACCAAAGCCTTAAACCGGCTGGATGAGCAGCAAGAATCGCTGCGGAAATTCCAGGCCAAAGGTTTCCTGGATACCGATACCTTCCAGGCTTACAACAAAATCCTGGATGACACCCGCCTCAAGCTGACCGACACCGGAGAAGCCGCGGCGCGTGCTCAGGCCGAATTAGCCGCTACCCAGGCGGCAGAGAAGCAGTCCGCAGCGTTAAAGAATCTCCTGGGTTCCATCGACCCGACAATCCGTGCGTTCAACTCACTGGATGAACAGCACGCACAGCTGGTGGCCCATTTTGAAGCAGGCCGCATTAACGGCGCGCAGTTCGAGCACTTCAACACAATCCTTAACCAGACGCGTGAGCGCCTCTCTGGTGTCGATGACATACTGCCAGAGGCGCTATCCCGGCAGGAAACTGCTGCCCGTCGTGCTGGAATTTCCGTTGGCCAGTACAGCGCCGCGCTGCGCACTCTGCCGGCGCAGTTCACCGATATCGCGACACAGCTGGCTGGAGGCCAATCCCCTTTCCTGATCTTGCTCCAGCAAGGCGGGCAAATTAAGGATTCTTTTGGTGGATTAGGCCCAATGCTCCAGGCTTTGCGGGACGCATTGTTTGGGTTTAACGAAGAGAGCAGAGAAACATCCGAGTCGGCAGCAGGCATTAGTGACGCTGCTGAAGGACTTAACAACACCAGTGAGGCAGCGGAGAAGCTGGGGCGGGCGGGTGGCCTGTTAAATACCTTTAACCTTGCGATTGCTGGCTCGGTGGGTTTGCTGGCTCTTCTGGCTGGGGCTGCCTACAGTTCATCCCAGCAGTTCGACAATGTTGCCAGATCGCTCATTTTGATGGGCGGGGCTGGCTTTTCCTCCATGCAGCAACTGAACGACGCGGCAAAAGATGTTGCTGATAACGCTGGTGCTTCTTTGGCTGAGTCTGTTGATACCCTGGTCCAACTAAACGACACCGGGAAGTATACCGCCGACCAGATGACCAAAATTGCCAAATCCATTCTGGCTATGGGTGATGCAGGGCTGGATACGAAGGCTGCGCTGGCGGATTTTTCACGACTGGCAAACGATCCTATTAAAGCCCTGGCGAGCTTGAACCAGCAATATGGCTTTGTTGATGAAGCCATGATGAAGCACCTCATTACCCTGGAGAAAACGAAGGGGAAAACAGCAGCGGCAAACGAAGCTATAACGCTTTTTGCCGACACCATGGAGGATCGCAGTAATAAAATTGTAGAGGCTACCGATAATATCGGGCAGGCGTGGAACGGGCTTAAAGCTTTCTCCTCCGACATTTTCGGTCAAATCGGGGTTACCGTGCGCGCCTGGGGAAACCAGATCATCGATATCTTCGAACTTGTTAAAGCTTCGATTAAAGACCTCTTCCTCAACATTACTTCACTGGACGCCAAATTCACCGGCACTATTGCTGGCTGGGCTGAAAAAATCCCTGGTGGCGGGGCGCTGGCTAATTTTCTTGGCATGGATGTAGAGGCCATGAAAAAGGCCGTGGATGAAGCGGACAAAGAAATTGAGGCGAATAAAAAACGCTATAACGAACTTTGGAAGCGCGTCACTGCGCCTAACGCACAGGCAAACTATGAGGCTGAAGCGCGAGGGGCCAACGTAAAAGGCGATGGCGGAACAAGTCGAGAATCGAGAGACGCAGTCTCTAAGCTTGCACAAGACTCAGCCAAAAAGACCAAAGAGGCGAAAGCCACTCTGGAAGCTGGCGATCGCACCCTGGAGAACTACCGCGCCCAGGCCAGAACGTTAACTGAAACGCTCGAGACCCTCCGGCAAACAGGCGAAACCCACGCTAAAAACACCGAGTTCAGTAAACAGCAATCTCGATTTGCTGAATTGGATGAGGCAGCCAAAACCCGCGCGCTGACTGCTCAGGAAAAATCTTTACTGTCGAGCCGTGAGGCGATTCTGAACGCCGCCAAGGTGGTTGATCAAAAGAACAAGGAAGTAGAGGCGCAGCAGAAGATTAACGGCCTGGCGCAGCAAGCGAATAAATACGTCACGCAGATGACGGAAAAAACCGATGCATTGCGTGATAGTGCAGGCCTCAGCAGTCGGCAAACGCAGCGCATGATGGAAGAGGCGCAGCTTCGCCAGGGCTGGCTCAACGGTGGCGGTAAGCTTGACGATGCCGGTTATAAAAAAGAACTGGCGGCTCTCAGGAAATATTATGCCGAAGAGGATAAATTACGGGGCGACTGGAAAGCAGGGGCTGTTGCTGGCTGGAATGAATATCTGGATGCCGCTACCAACACCTACGACGCAGTGAAGAACGTTGCCAGTTCCACGCTGACCGGCCTGAGCAACATGCTTACTGAGCTTATGACAACTGGCACCGCGTCAGTTAAAGAGTTCGGCAAATCTATGCTCAAGATGATCCTCGAGATAACCAACCAACTTATAGTGGCCTATACAGTACAGGCCGCGATGGGCTGGATAAGCGGTGGCAGTAAAGGCGGGGGCACACCAGGGGGATCATATGCTAACGCTGCTGCTGGCGTAACGTTCAATGCCAAAGGCGGCGTGTATGATTCATCCGGGTTAAGTAAGTATGTGAATGGCGTCTACGATTCTCCTCAATACTTCACGTTCCAGGGGGCGTCGAAGTTTGCCAAAGGTGGCGTCTTTGGAGAAGCTGGGCCGGAAGCTATTATGCCGTTAGCTAAAGATTCAGCAGGGCGGTTGGGAGTGCGTGCCCAGGGCGGTGGCGGTATGGCTCCGGTTATTAATACCACCGTTAACGTTGATGCTGGTGGTTATGCAACTGCTCAGTCTTCCAGCTCAGGTGATGCTATGGGCCGTACCCTTGCTGATGAAATGCAGAATGCTGCGTTGCAGGTTATCCAGAAGCACCTTAAGCCTGGAGGCATGATCTACAACTTCAGTAAAGGCAGGTAGTGTTTGCGTCGTCCCCTGGTTAATATGATGAAAACCATAAAAATCAGGGGATGATTGTGTTAAAAAAAATCTTTAAGAAGATCTTAAGAACCATTGGACTATTACTGCTTCTGATTGTAGTGATTATTGTTGCAGCGCTGGTTAACAAACCTTCAGAACAAGAAAAGAAGCAAAAAGAAGCCAAGGAACTTACGGATAAAAAACTGGATGAGCTTCGCGATGCCTGTGAAGCTTACGTAAGGATGTCAGTCATTAACAAAAGCACCCTGGATATGTCGGTGTTTGGCTCGAACAGATGGCTCGGTGACGACGGTAAGTTTTACGCCACGCAGGAGTTTAGCGCCAAAAATAAATTTGGTCTTGAGCAGAAATTCAGGGCTGAATGTATTGAAGACAAGGATGGGAAGACTGATTACCGGCTTGTAGAAATGAATGGAAGTTAAACCAAAATGGTTTGATATCTTTCCCTCCCATGCTTTCAACCAATATTAAGCCTCGCACATGCGGGGCTTTTTTTATGGAGTAAATATGGCAGTTGAAACATATAGCTGGCGCTCTCAGCTCGGTGCTGGCGCGATTGAATATAGCCAGACGGTGCGCGCGGCGCAGTTCGGCGATGGCTATGAGCAGGTGGCTGAGAATGGCATCAACTCCACAGCCATTCAGGTGCCGATGAAGCATACAGGAGCAGAGGCTGAGGTTGATGCAGTCCGTGATTTCCTCCTGGCTCATACCGTGAAGGCCTTCATCATCACGCCGCCGGGAGAAGAGAAGGGGCTTTACCGTGTAGTCGCAGATTCTGTGCGGAAAAATCAGATCAGCAGCAAATTCGCTGAGCTGACATTCACTATCAAACGGGCTTATGGGGTGTATGCATAATGGCATTAGTCGATCAGGCGGCAATGCTGGCGCCGGGTGGCAGGGTCCGCCTGGTTGAAGTTGACGCCTCAGAGTTCAGTGGCGGGATCCACCGATTCCACTACGCACCTTTCCCCCATACACCCGAAGAGATCGATGTTGCCAATGGAGATGAACAAAAGCTTGGACCCAAGCCAATCGTCTTCGGAGGCAACACCTACGATTTTTGGCCGTTTCAGGTTTCAGGCCTGGAGCTTTCAACAGACCAGGCGGCGGAGCCCACCCTCAGCGTCTCAAACCTTGACGGCCATATCACTGCGCTGTGCCTGCAATTTAAGGACATGGTTAACGCCAAAGTGGGCATTATCGATACCTATGCGGTCTATCTCGATGCTGTGAATTACCCTGGTGGCGTAAACCCTGCAGCTGACTCGTCAATGTTCACCCTTCAGACTTTCTGGCTTGACACCAAAACCTCCGAAGACGACGAAGTGGTTTCATGGTCACTCAGTAGCCCCGCAGACTTGCAGGGGCTTGTTATCCCAACCAGACAAATCACCTCGCTCTGCGAATGGGCGCTACGCGGGCAGTACCGGAGCGGCGATGGATGCACCTATAACGGCACTGCGTATTTCGACGCTAAAGGGAATCAGGTATCAGATCCTGCCCTTGATGTGTGTGGTGGTTGCCTCAGTGACTGCCGTAAACGATTTGGCGCTGACCTGGCAGACCCTGACGCGGCCATCCTCGATTTCGGCGGTTTCCCGGCCACAGTACTTTTCACGCGATAACCGGACATCTCAATGAACAAAACCATAATGGCAGCTATCCGGGCGCATGCACTGGAGGAATCCCCGCGTGAGTGCTGTGGCTTCGTTATTCAGTCTGGCCGTCGCCAGCGCTACATTCCCGTGCCGAATACGCATGAAAATCCGACAGAGCATTTTCGCATCGATGGCGAGCACTGGGCTAATGCCGAAGATATCGGGACGATTATTCGCGTCATCCACTCTCACCCGGGCGACGGTGCCCGGCCTATTCCGTCCGATCTGGACCGCCAGCAGTGCAACAACTCCGGCGTGATCTGGGGTATTTACTCACCTGACAGAGATGAATACGCCGAGATAATGCCGGAGGCGGTGCCGCTTATTGGGCGTCCGTTCATCCTGGGCTCGAATGACTGTTGGGGGCTGATTATGGACTGGCATGCCATCCAGGGCGTCACGCTGAACGATTTTCGCGTCGATTACCCATGGTGGGAAAGCCAGTACCCGGACAATCTCTATTTCGAAAACTGGGAGCGGGAAGGGTTTGTCGAATGCGACCCGTCGCCAGGCTGTATGGTCATCATGCAGGTTGAATCCAGTAAGTGGAACCACGCGGGGATCATTACCGAGGAAGGTGAGCTGCTACACCATCTGTACGGGCAGCCATCCTGCATCACGCCGTATGCGCGCGGTTATTTCAAAGACAGGACTATGATCTGCGTCCGTCACAAAGAGCTACCACAGGAGATAAAGCCATGGCGCGTTTAACCACGATTCGATTGTATGGCGCACTGGGCGCCCGGTTCGGGCGCGTGCATAAACTGGCAGTGCAGACATCTGCCGAAGCGGTCAAAGCCCTGTGTATCAACTTCGACGGGCTGGAAGACTATCTGATGAATGCAAAAAAAAATGGCATGACCTTCGCGGTGTTTCGCGGTAAGCGCAACATAGGCGTGCAGGACTTCCAGGAGCTGGCAGGCGATAGCGATATTCGCATAGCGCCAGTTATGGAAGGGGCGAAGAAGGCCGGCATGTTCCAGACAATCCTCGGCGCCGTGATGGTTGTTGCTGGTGTTATTACTGGAGTGGCAACCGGCTGGACGGGCGTTGGCCTAACCTTTGGGGCCGGACTTATCATGTCGGGCGCGTCAATGATGGCCGGCGGTATTTACCAGATGCTTTCGCCCCAGCCCAAAGGGTTACAGGGGCGAGACGACCCTGACAATAAACCCTCTTATGCCTTTGGTGGCTCGGTGAATACCCTTGCGATGGGAAACCCGGTCGCGCTTCTCTATGGCGTCCGTGAGATTGGCGGCGCCATCATCAGCGCTGGCATAGTCGCCGAAGACATCTGATAACTCCTTTCTGAATATCAAGCACCCAGTCGGGTGCTTTTTTTATGGATGTAATATGGAAGCGATCACTGGTGCAAAGGGTGGCAGCCAGAAGCAGCACACACCTGTAGAACAGCCTGATTCGGCGCAGTCAATGGCGCGCTGCCGCATGCTGCTGGCGCTCGGGGAGGGTGAGTTTGCTGGTGGCCTGGATGCGACCCGGATATTCCTGGACGGTACGCCGCTGGGAAACTCAGACGGAACGATGAACTTTGAAAACGTTTCCTGGGAATTTCGGCCAGGAACACAGACCCAGACGCCGATTCCGGGTTTCCCCGCAGTGGAGAACGAAACTACAGTCGGCGTATCGCTGACAAAAGCCACGCCCTGGACGCGCGCGCTGAGCAACACCCAGATTGACGCTGTGCTCGTTCGCATTGGTATTCCGGGTTTGCAGCAGCAGGAAAACGACGCGGATATTGTCGGCACTACCGTAAAGTACCATATCGATCTTGCTGTAGATGGTGGTGCGTTCTCTACGGTCATGACAAGAACCGTCACAGAGAAACTCAGTTCGCTCTATGAACTAACCCACCGTATTAATCTTCCCAAAGCCAGCACTGGCTGGCAAATTCGCGTGGTACGCGACACTGACGACAGCACCAGTCAGATGTTACAGAATAAAACGCAGGTACAGGCAATCACTGAGGTGATTGATGCTCGCCTGCGCTATCCCCATACGGCGCTGCTGTACGTGTCGTTCAACGCAAAGTCATTCAACAACATCCCGAAAATTTCCTGTAAGCCGAAGGGCCGAATCATCCGCATCCCTTCAAATTACGATCCATTAGCCCGGTCCTACAGCGGGGCCTGGGACGGAACGTTTAAGTGGGGCTGGACGAACAACCCTGCGTGGATCTGGTTCGATGTTCTGACCGAGCCGCGTTTTGGTCTGGGCCGCCGCGTCACTGCGGACATGCTGGACAAATGGGAGCTTTACCGCATTGCCCAGCGCTGCGATCAGAAGGTGCCTGACGGCAAAGGCGGCAGCGACACCGAGCCGCGCTTCCTGTTTGACGTTTACATCCAGTCACAGGCCGATGCCTGGCAGGTGATCAAGGATATTGCCGCAGGCTTTAACGGCATGACGTTCTGGGGCAACAACATGTTTAACGTTGTCTCTGACATGCCGGCGGACACGTCGAAGCTTCAGATACTGACGCGCGCCTCGGTAGTGGGTAAACCGGTCTACTCGAGCGGCAGTGAGAAAACCCGCTTTTCAAGCGCGCTGATCAACTTCAGCGACCCGGATAACCATTATCAGGACCGCACCACGGCGGTTATGTTTCCGGACCTGGTTAAACAATTCAAGTTTAAGCAGACGCAAATCACTGCGATCGGCTGTACCCGCGAGAGTGAGGCTCAGCGGCGCGGCGGGTGGGCTGTGTACTCCAACTCACTCGACCGGATTATCACGCTACAGACCGGGCTTGATGGCTATGTCTACGTGCCAGGTACCGTGTTTGCATTTGCCGACGAACGCCTTTCAGGGCGTGTTTATGGCGGGCGTATAACCGGATATAACGCCGGGTTGAAGGCTGTGACAACCGATCGGGGTACCAGTGCCGTTGCGGGTGACACACTGATGATCCGCACACAGGGCGGTACCGTTGAAAGCAGGGTGATCCAGGCCGTAAACGGCACGCAGCTGGTGGTTGCCACTCCTTTCACGGCAGCGCCGTTACCCAATGCTGTATTCGTCATCGATGCCGGGCAGTTACGCCTGCAATACTTCCGCGTTACGAACCTAAGATTTGATGATGAAGAAAACACCTTCACAATCACCGGGGCCGAATATAACGCATCAAAATATGATGCGGTCGACAACAATGCCCGCCTGGACACGCCGCCAATCAGTCTGATACCAACCGGCCTCGTAAACCAGCCGACCAACATCGCGGTAGCGAGCTATGACGCAGTGCGCCAGGGGCAGCGAGTGGCTA